TTCGTCATCAAACGGCAATTCTTTAAACCAATCTGGTAAATGCATCTCATCAGTTGGATATGCAATACTGTCATAGCCCATTGCATTACTTTTAAGCCTACACACAATTACTTTCATACCATCTGTAATAGTCATGCTGTAGTTGTCGCCTTGTGCTTGTTTAAAGTTATTCCAATTGATACTTGCTCTAACATGCCCAGGAATAGTTGCACCTTTCTTCTTGCCGTCATCCTTAATTGCATCTAACCTATGTAGTCTATAGTTGTCAGGAGCATTTACTCTAGCCTTCTCAGCCATCTTAGCAGTGTATGTAGTTAAGTTGTTTACACGCTTCGGCATACCTTTCTGCCAACTTGGTAAATCTTTAAAGTATTTCTTGTAGTCTCTGATCTTATCAATGACATCTTTTTCTGTTGAGCCATCCAAGCAGTCTCGTAATATTTCTTCTAAGAAGTCTTGTATGAACTCTGGTGTATCACTACGCTTCAAGTCCAATCCCATAACTTTTAGTTTGCCACCTTCTGGTTGCCAACCTTCCAAGTCTAGTACTTGGATAGCATAACGCTTCTTAGTAATAAACAAACCTGATCGACCAACTACTTCTCGTCCTGCTTTCATAACCTTGCCGGACTCTAGTGGAACATTAAATGTATCCTTTAGCCATTGTGGGAATGTATCACTAACTGTGTCTGAGATATGATCATACAACTTAATTGCACTTTCCATATCTAAGCCTTGCCCTTCGGGTAAAGCCGGAACAGCACTAAAGTAAACAGAGTCAGTGTCACCATATATCATACAGTCTCCTGTGTGATCATATTTGCCTGTTAGCATACGATTAGTTTCAGCACCCATGTGTTTAGTAATAGCTCTGCCTGTTAGTGTAGTACTCTGTCCTATGCGTTTGTCAAAGAACCTACAATGTGGATTAAGTATCGCACCATACAAACTGTTCAAGTTAATCTTCTTAACTAACTGTCGCTTATCATAGAACGCCTTTTCAGCATCTGTGGTTGCTTCTTTCTTCTTGCCTTGCAACACTTGTCTCTCACTGTACCAACGCTCTAGTAGTCCTGGAACAATGCCTTGGAAGTCTGTTCTAAAGATAGTACCGTTAGCACTAATGTTCCAAGGTTGTCCGCTGTTGAACACTAAGTTGTATACATCAGCACCAGTGACTTCTACTGTGTCGCCACCTATCATGTCTAGCTCTAATGGACGATCAACATCCTTATTCATTACTAGTTCAAATTCATTACTACCAAACTTACCTAACCAAGCATCAGCAAACGACTTCTTCTCTAATACAATCTTGTCATTAATCTCTTGATCTGTGTATGTGGGTTTGAGCTGTGCAACAATAGTCTCTGGTGCCATATTCAATGCTCTAAACACACTAGGATATAGACTGTTTAAGTCCATGCTACCTACCCATTCGTGATAACCTTTCTTGGGGAACGCAACATAAGCACCTGCCGCCTGTGTGTTCTCTTCTCTATTCTTTACACGATCAGGAACAACATATCCTCGTCTATGGCTTTCGTTAATAATTGCTTGTTCTGTTGTAGCCACAGCACCCATTGTTACAGGAAGTAATACAGTATTGTCATGTGCAATAGTGTTAGCCAAGTCAATGAACTGTAGTTTCTTATCTAGTTTATCCAACAACAATGTATCTTGAATGTTGTATTCTAAGAACTTTTCAAAGTCATGATTGTATAGTTTATCTAGCGAACCTTCATAGGCTACTTTCTTTTCACCTACTTCCATCTCACCAATGTAGTCTAGTCTGTAACTGTGTCGTTCCTCATAGTTATACTTTCTATACAATTGCATATAGTCTAAGTGTACACGCCCTATAAGGTCGTATGTAGTACGCTCTGCACCAAACGCTTCATAGGTCTTCTTCATTGGAGTCTTATCAAACAAACATAACTTACGAGTTTCTGCTTTGCCTAATGTACGCACAATACGATTGTATGTGTAAGGAATATCATAACCCTCACTGTTCCAACCACTTAGTATGTCAGCATCTTCAATTACTTCTAGGAATGTTTTTAGTAGCTCGGCTTCTGTGCGAAACAGTATAACCTCTGGCATCTTACTTGCTATGCTTTGTGCTTGTCCCCAACTAAGTGTTTTAGGTGGTACTGCTAAACATACCATTGCATCCATCCACTGTAAATATACAGCGACAGATGTTATAGGAGTAAACGAATCATCGGGAGAACTATATCCTCTCTGTGGATCAAAGTCCACCTCAATATCAAAAAATGCTGTGTGTAGTTTAGGTGGCTCTGCATTTGTGTAATGCTTTGCTAGTGTCTTGTTAAGAGGCTTAATGTCACTTTCGAATGTAACATTGTGCGTATTCATTGCAATATTCTTCTTAAAGTCTTTGTCGTTATTGCAACGAACTTCTGTGACCGGCTGGCCATATATGCTTTGCTGTTTACCTTTTGGATCGAGTATATAGAAGTTATACTCAGGCTTTAGTTGTTGAATAATTCTCTTACCATCTACACGCTCAACTACATGTATAATATCTTTGCTCTTCTCGAAGAAGGCGTCAACATAACTCATTCTGTCTTTCTCCAAGCAACACTTTCGGCTGTCGCAATACCACTACTAATATATATGTCTTAAGGTGTCTAACGACACGAAATTCTGGCTATTTCCAATTAGGACCATACTGCCAAGCAACCAATGACACTCTTGTTCCACTTACTACAGGGTTTACCCTATGCCTCCACAACGAAGGAAAAATTATGTATTCACCTTTACCTAGTTGTTGCATACCCTCATCAAACTCTAGTTCACCACCTGTAAAGGTGTCAGTTAACATCAATGACAACGACAACTTAATTTGTTTGCCTTTGCTCTGATCGTACAACTCTTGACCGGAAAAGTCACAGTGCCAATCAACATATCCTGCACTTGGCTCAGTGTACTCCATTATGTATATTTCTATGTCGTCAATCAAGTCAAACTCATAATGCAATTCATTTTGTTGCATCATTAATGTTTGTATGGTACTTTTTATGATTGGGTCGTCAACTACTACTATATCTTTGGCACGCCTAAACTTGCGACTGTACATAGTCACAGCATCTCGTGTAAACTCGTTGTTCTCCTTGCCCTTATTGTACCTAGCGATACAGTGGTCAAGAAACATCGAGGAGACGGAACCTGTGACTTTGTCGCCTAATGCCATATTAAACCTTAAAGAGTTTTGCCAACAGTTTCTAAGATAGTTTCAAGTTCATCGAACTTATCAAACTCTTCTTGGAAGCTGGCTTTGTGTGCAACTTTAATTGCTTTGTTTATGATTGCTGGTTTAAGATCCATCTCTTCTGCAATTGCTTTTACAGTGTCTCTTAGACCTTCTCTGAGGGTTTCCATTTCGAAAGTAACTTGCATACCTTCATCAATGAGCCTCTTTAAACGGGCTTGTTCTTCTGTGTTAAATGTTCTATTAAATGCCATCTGTTACCTCTTCTGTGTGTTTAAGTTTATGTTTATATCCATTGGTTGTATTATAGCATCTTGTGCCTTGTTGTCAACCTGTATGTTATTAATGTGGCGAGTGCCTATAAATGGATCAAAGGATATTTCTTCAAGTATGGCTCGGTCTGTAATTTGCACACCATCTTCATCGTATGCTATAAAGTTAACTCCACCTGGTACTTCTTGTTGAGTTACAGTGACTTTCATCTATATTTCGATAGATGCTTCAAATGTAAATGTAGTGTCATCAAACTCTTTAAACAATGCATAAGAGATATCGTTGCCTTCTTCTTCATCGATCATCTCTGCAAGTACAATTTCATATATGTACAGCATTCCATTGTCATCTTCATCGTTATATGATATTACATCTACACCGACTTCTTGTTTGTCTTCATCGTAAGCAACGATTAATTTAGTGTCCACAACACTTTGGACGATGTCAAAAAATAATTCAACATCGTCTGCGTCTAATTCTTGTCTGCACACTATTCGTGCAAAGTGTTTTGTAAACATACTAGTTACTTACCTTTCGCAAATGCTTGAGCACCAAAGAACGCGGCAACGATACCTGCAACTGCTACAAAGTATGTTGGTGCCATACTTCCTAGTGTTTTCTGTGCTTCATCTAAGCCTGCCATACTTGCTACTACTACAGCAAATGGATACAGTAACATACCAAACAATGAGAACCACGCCATCTTGCGTTGTGCATCTCTCATTGCATCTGCGTCTTCTAACTCTTTGCGTTTAAATTCGAGGTACATAGCCTCTTCTGCTTTTGACACTTTACCATCTCCGTTTGTATCGGCAGGATGGTGTTGTGTAGTTGCTTTTACTTCTTCTGTCATGTGATACTCCTACCTATTGTAGTAGTATTTATCACATTATGCTTCGAATTTAATCCTATTGATCATAGTTTCGCTGAAGCCAGTGTGCTTATTTTTAGCATGAGGCTTAACATATCCAACTAAAGTGTAGGTCTTACCAACCTCAGTTTTAGCCTCAGGCATAAAGAACTTAACAATGTGCTTATCTTCAACACTGCAAGTTACCAAATGGCTACCTGTACTAGGAATGTAACGCATGAACTCTACCTTAGCAACAAACTTGCATCGAGTAGCAGGAGTACCAACAAATTCACTGGTTCGTCCTAAGTCACGCTCACGGTCAGTCCATTCATCTGACTTAACCTTATTGAGATATACATTAGGCAAACTGGCAGCAATACCTAGTGTAGTCTTATCTACATGATCACTGGTAACTAAACTAAGAACTTTGCGTTCAAAGTCTGTGAGGTTACGCTCTAATGCTTTAAAGCCTAGACCTTGTAAGTACTCGATTACTTCACCGGCAAGTTTCTTATCCTCGTCAGTGACATCTACCACAGTACCTTCACAAAAGTGTCGATACAAGAAAGAACTATTAGCAGTTTGGTTCTCACCAAAGTCCTCACCCTTCTTGATAAAGCCGTTGTTCAGTCTTTGGATTGCACAACTTACAGCGATTACATCTGCAACGATAAAATTATTCATATTATCTCCCTTATGAATTTGTAATTATGTTATACACATCTGCCCACAATGGAGCAATTTTTGCAGTACCAGTATAACCTAAGTTATGCCTGTGTTCAATGAGGATACTATCGAATCCTGCTTTAGTACCTGCTTCAGCATTTTCAGGCTTATCTTCGATCCACCATCCAGTGCCATACTTGTCTGCTAGTTTAACAAGTGCTTCGTCTTTATCAGCACCAGTTGGCAAACAAATAATTTCTTCAAAACAATCGCCAAACAATTTAATGAGATTTCTTTCTCTTAACATTTTGGCATGCTTGTCTGTGCTTAATGAAGTTAGCACAACAAACCTGAATCCATGGTCAACAGTTAACATTTCCATATACTGTTGAGCATCTCTAAGGGGTGGCAAAAAGCCAATAGCGGCACTAGCATTGAATTGCTTAATTAGATTGTGCCCTACATTTTTAGATGGGAGGCTATATTGCTTTGCAATATCGTAATGGTCCTTATGTCCCTCTACTGGTGTATGTCCTTGGAACTCCATCCATTCATTGAATGCATATTCCCAGTTAAGTAATACGCCATCGACATCTGTAAAAATATATTTGTTTTTCATACTTCTTTCTTCTCTTTTCTCTAAACTATACATATATTATACAGTAAATTATAACAGTTGTCAAGTGTAATTTTTGCCGCATTAACAACGACTTACAGTGCCTTTTTGTGTAAATAGTAGCATGGCAAAGACATATACAGTATTTCCAGATATAGTATTTGAGGGTACATTACCCCTCACAGGGGAGATAGAATCGAAAGTAATGGCAGCAGTTGCCGCTGAATCAGACAGCGGATCAGTAGAAGAAACAAATTATGGCTTTTGTACTAACCCATTTGTACCATTAAACAAACCATTACAAAACTTACAACAAGTAATCCTTAACTCATACTTTGCTGAAGCAAAGAAACACTTGCCTTACTTAGAAGGAACTAAGTCACAGATAGAACTTGTAAGGCCAAACTTGTTAAGTATAAACCCTAAGTGTAACATACCTTCTACATTTGAAAGAAACAGATACTACTCAGGTTGTATATGGTTGCAAACAACAAACAAAGGCAGTCACTTATACTTAGAATGTCCGCAAGGTAAAACATACTCTACACCATTAGGATTGATAGATTACAATCATTACATTGCACCTGCTAAGTTTAAGTATGCATTTTGGCCAGCACATTTAGATGCAGGCTTTACACCAAACAATAGTATGACTCCTACTATACTAATGCAGTTCACATTTACTGCCGCTGTTCCTTGGGACGGCAGACCACCACCTAAGAAGAAATAGAAGCCAAAAAAAAGGGCCTCCGAAGAGACCCTTTTTCCTTATACGCCTACCTATGAAAGTTAAACGAAGTTGTAATGTGCTGATGCCTTAAGAACACCTGCAGTTGGAACACTTGCTGTGCTACCGTCTGCTTTAACAAAACTTACAGTAATTGCTGCATTCTTTGTTAGTTCTATGTCGCCATCTAATTCAACATTGTAAGTACCGATTGTTGTACAATCAGCGTCATCAATTGCTACTAGAGTTGAGCCACTTGTGCCGTCCTCAGTAATCTTGATTGCGTTAACACTATCACCACTAAATGCTGTAGTTACTTTAATTACTAACTTGTTAGCATAGTAAGTTCTACCAGTTACATTTGGCATTGTTCCAATGTTAAACGAACTTGCTGAACTGTCTGCAGTAAATGATGCTCTTAATAAAAGACCATCTGCTGAAGTTCTAACATGATCAACAACCGCACCACTTGTTGGAATTACAGTATCACTATCAGTGATTGTAGATTCAAAAGCAGTAGCAGTAATTGCGCCATCGCTTAATGAACCAAACTGTACTGTTCCACTAGCAGTAACACCAACAACACCAGTTAATGAACCACTGTTTAAACTTGCAGTTCCGTCTGTTAATGTTGTTGAAGTAACACTTGTTAATCCAGTTAATGTACTATCTAAGTTGATAGTCATTGTATCAGTTGCACTACCTGCAGTATTAATGTTAGTACCACCTAGTATGCTAAGTGTATCACCATTTTCAACTGTTTGGTTACCACCAGTATCACCAGCAACTGTAATTGCTGTGCTGATTGCTGCTGTGCTTACGCCTGTTACAAGACCTTTAGCATTTACAGTAATAACCGGTATTGCTGTAACACTACCGTAACTACCAACATCACTGTTAACAGTTGCTAAAGTAGTTGCTAATGCAACATCTTGTGAACCATTAAAGTTAACTGTTGCAGTTGCATCACCTGTGATGCTAATTGCTCTAGTAGTTTCTAATGTTGCTGCTGTATCTGCATTACCTGTTACATCACCAATAAAGTTACCAGATGTTTTAATATCTTCAGTACCGAAGTCCCACTCTGTTCCAGCTGCTGTATAAAGGATCTGTTTAATAGAACCGTTTACATTTGCTTCAAAACCTGAGTCAGTGTTTGCACCTGCTGTGTTAACACGGAAGATTGGATCTGCCGCTTCAACTGTTGTACTGTTAACAATAGTTTGAGTACCTTGTACTGTTAAGTTACCAGAGATAACAGCGTCACCGTTAATACCAATACTTGCTGATGTAATATCATCGGAAGTAAATGTACCAGTTGCTGTTAAGTTATTAATTGTTGGGTTTGTTGCAAAACCAACTGTAACTTTGTTGTCAGTAACTGCTGTTACGATTTCATTTGAAGTACCTTCAAATGTTAATGTATCAACATCTAAGTTTACAGTATCAGTACCACTGTCACCAGCGATATCTAAATCTGTACTAATTGTTGCTGTGCTTACTGCTGTAACTAAACCTT